CAGCTCAGAGATAAGCTAGAAACTCTAGAGGGGGATGAAAGGCTAGATATAAGCTTCATCAAAGGTCTAGATGAGGTCAAGAAGCAGATGCTAACAGAGTTCTTGGGCTTTATCCCCTCACGCTCTGGTGGAGGAGTAACTCAAATTAAGTCTAGTGATGGCTCTGTCTCGGTTACTTCTTCTATGGCTAAGGGTAAAGGTGTAGCAGATGTTAGAGCTTTAGGAGGTAATAACAATATCAGCACTACCTATACTTACAATGCTGATGGTACTGTAAATGTAGTCACTACTGCTTCTGGTACCAAGACATACAACTATACTTCTGGCTTATTAACCAGTATCACTGGGACTGGTATATATAAGAACAAATCATTTACATACACCAGTGGACTTATTACTAGCGTGACAGTATCATAAACATATATGGATAAAATACTACAAGAAATAGATGAAGCATTTGCACCTCAGATACAACAAGCTCAAGATGCTGTTAATTCAGCTACTTTTGAGCTATCTAATCTCCAGATGGCTTGTGAAGAGAAAAAGAAAGCTGTCAGAGAATATTATGAAGCTGTAGTACAAAAAGAAAGAGCAGAAGAGATTATAGCCAACGCCAGCGTGGAAGTTGTAGCTAGTGTTTCTAAGGCAAGTAAACTCGTAAAGTAATATGGCTACTATCACCTCAAATGCAACAGGATTCTATGATGTAGGAGGTACTTGGGTTGGAGGAATTGTACCTGTTGAGGGTGACAAGGTTATTATTGCTTCTGGTCATGTAGTAACTATCCGAGACACTAGAATTGCAGGAGATGATACAACAACAGCTTTTACTATTACAGGTACACTATTCTTTTCTCGTATAGCCAACTCTTCTCTAACTGTTAAAGGTGACTTGATAATGAGTGCTGCAACTACAGCTACTCTTGATATGGGGAGATTCTCTACTACAGACCCTATCCCAGCAGGTATTACAGCTACTCTTATTCTTAACTACTCTGCGGCAATGGTTAACTATAAGTACGGGTTATTCATTGCTGAAAGTGCTAATGCTTATTTCTGTGGGGCTACTCGAACTCGTAATACAACTATCATTACTTCTGGAATATCAGCAGGGGCTACTTCTGTAGTACTAGCAGATATTACTGGATGGACTGTAGGTGACTGGATTATCTTAGGAGAAACTACTGGGGTCATGGCTCAGTATGACAGAGTTCAGATAGCTACTATCACACCAGGAACAGGAACTACAGGTACAGTTACTTTCTCTGCTCTTGGTTTTGCACATGCTTTAGGTGGGCCAGTATGTAACTTCTCTTCAAATGTAACTATCAAGAGCTTCAATACAACTAACCCTGCATATTTCTGTTGCCGATATACTTCTACCGCTTCTAATAACAGACGTGAGCTAGATTATGTAACTTTTGAGTATGTAGGCTCTGATGTATCTCTTACAAGTACAAAAGTATTCGTAGCATCAGGTCTTTCAACAGAAGCTAACCCTTTCAAGACATTCACTAGTTGCTCTTTCTATCAAGGCAATAACTCAGTTGGCTTGTTTATGAATCAGCTAAACACCACAGTTATATATAAAAATCACTGTTTCTTCTCAGACGTGGCTTCAGCAGGTGCGTGTATCTATACCGCTTCTGGTACTTATATCCAACTAGAAGATTCTGTATTCATATACATGAAGTGTGTAGGACATAACTCAGGCTACTCTCAAGGTGGCCAAGGGGCTACGTTTAGACGTTGTAAGTTCTGGGCTAACGGTGCTAACTACTCAGTCAACCTTGTTAATGGTTCTGGAATTGAATATATAGATTGTCAGCAACATTCTTCTGAAACTACAGGGACAGCTTTTGCTTTGCTTGGTTCTGGAGATGCTACATTCACTCGTCATAGTTTTGGGGGTCCAGAACTTCCTGGCACTCCTGCTTGTGGTTGGATTGCAGACACTGGGTCTGTCTCAGGACAAGTAGGTACTTTTAGACTTAATGATTGTACTTACATGACTCCATCAACTTCTTTCTATAGAAGATTGACTACTGCTAACCCTAAGTATGCAACATATGTATCTAACAAGAATAATGACCCTCTAGTACAGGAAGTTTATACACCGAACGGTATCATTACTCGTGATAACACAACAAAGTTCTCAGGTGTTACCACTTGTGTGAAAATGTCTCCAACTTCTGCAACTAATGCACTTACATTTACACGCCAAGTACCAGCTCAAGCAGGTGTACTTGTTGCTGTAAATGGTAAACTCAACCGAGATACTGCAAATACGACTACAGTAACTCTCTCTGGTCTTGGTATAACTACGTCTACTTATACTGCTTCTGCTTCTACAGGGACTAATGAGACTTACCTAGTAACAGGAACACCTACAACTACAGGACTTCTTACTCTTACTATCTCAACTACAGGGGCTTCAGGTAATCTCTGGGTTGGAGATAACTCAGCCCCACAAGCAGTAGCTATTAACTTAGGACAAGACTCTTACTGGTCTGGAGCAGTACCAGCAGGAACTATCTTGGCTAACGTAGTAACTGGGGGGGATGTGTGGAACTACCCTCTACTCAATGTCAATGTCTCTAATAGTATTGGTATTGAGGTGAGAAATATAAGCTCGAAAGTCTCTTAAGAGCCAATCTTGCAAGGTTTTTATCAACTAGTACACTAATAATATAATCAAAAACAAATATGGGAAACACAATATTCAACTCAACACCAATAACTACAGCAACAACTACTCTTATCAAGACAGGACAGGGTATTTTTGGAGGTATAGAAGTATTTGGAGGGCTTACAGGAACTATTACTGTATATGATGGAGTAACTGCTACAGGTACAAAACTTGCTGACTTCGATACTACAGTTGCTATTTCTCCTACTTATATTCAAAACTCTGGCTTCAAAGTAGGTCTCACTGTCGTTACTTCTGCTGCGACTAAGATAAACGTGCTTTGGAAATAACTCTATGGAGGTGTTCGATAACACAATGACTGACTCCTGGAACTACCTGAAGTATGTACTTATGGTTGCTTTTCATCCGTCTGTTCTAAAAGCTATTGTTGCTGGGCTACTTATAATCTATTCATTCTTTTTTGACTCTGCACAATCTCAATCTCTACTTGCTCTTTTTGTACTTGTTATTATGGATTTTATATCTGGCATATCTGCAAGTAAGAAAGTAGGGGAGCCAATCAGGTCATCTAAGATTAAGCACACAGCTATCAAGATTACTGCTTACTTTGGTGTAATAGCAGGTGCTCACTTGGCTGAGTTTGGGCTATATACTTTTATAGCAGTGCTAGATGAGACTGTTATTGCTTTCTTTCTATGCACTGAGCTAGTCTCTCTCTTAGAGAATGTAGGTCGTATGGGCTTCAATACTCCTAAGAAATTACTCAATCAACTTAATGGTGTTAAGAAAAAACTATAATATATGAAACCTCTCTCTTTTGGCTCTATGAGTCAGGCTGTGAAAGATTTACAGGGGAAGTTGAATACTCTTGGTTACGGAAAGTTTGCTCAGACTGGCTTCTATGGTGCAAAAACTAAGCAAGCAGTACTTTCTATACAAAAGAAGTACAACCTAGCTCAAACTGGCATTTTTGGCTCTACAGAAGCTTCTAAGCTAGCTATTGAACTAAGTGACCTCCAAAGAAAGAAGATATACAACTCAGCTCTCTCTTTTTTACATGTAGATGCTTCACCTAATGACTTAGCACCAGATGAATATGGATGTGCTGATTCTGTGTGTGGTGTACTTCAAAAAGCTCTCGGCTCTGAAATGGGGATTGACTATACTATTTCTACAGCACAGTTGTATCGTGAACTATTCAACTCTAAAGGCTGGATATTAACAACAACACCTAACGCCGGCGATGTTCTTGTTTCTCCTACTGGTTATGGAAATGGAGGTCTGGCTAATGGTCATACTGGTATCGTAGGTGAGAATGGTTTGATATACTCCAACTCAAGTGCAACAGGTACGTTTGAGCAGAACTTTACTATAGAAAGTTGGAAGAATAGGTATGTAGGTCTCGGTGGATTCCCTATGTTCTTCTTTAGAAAGATATAATATGAAAAACATTTCTTCATCCTCTACAAGAATTGCTCTGTTAATGATAATCTTTACAGTGTGCTATCTTGCCATTGCACAGATACCTGTATCAGAGCAATTTCAATCAATAGCTCAGATTGTAGTTGCTTTCTTCTTTGGTATGAAAGCAGGGCAGACAATGGAATCAAACAAAGCTCCACTACCACCGTTAGAGTAGTGAGTTAATAACAAAAAACATTTATGGAAACAAACTTTGAAGTGTACGATAAGAAGACAGGAAAGACTGAAGCTGTAACTGCTTACTCTTTTCTTGGTAAGGGTGCTGTAGAAGTTAAGACAGAGAGTAATACTTATGAGTTTACTCAGGACTTAGACTCAGGACTCATTGATAGTAAGAAACTTGGCTTTCGAGCTAAAGGTACTAATGGTACTGGGAATGTTCTTGTTTCTAAAGATGAGGGGGTTGTAGCTGAATAAGCTCACTCCCAAAACTCTGTCCGGATGGATTTTGCGAAGCGCACAAGAGAGTCACTATTAAGAGTAGTGGCTTTTTTGTTGTAGGTGTTAACAACTCTGTTTCATTTCTCATAACAGGCTATATAATTATATTAGACATGGCATCAAAGTTGTGAGTAGCCAGCCTCACCGCCATGACCCATTCTTTGAAAGGATTGATATGCTACCTATGACCATACGAAGATTCTGTTCTGGTTGTGGTAGACGGATTGTCTTTGATTGGGTGTATGACTTCAAGAGTGAAGAGAACAACCCAAGCTACTACCATTTACCCTGCTATGAAAGCAAATATGGCAAAACCACTCAACCCAGTAATCCCAGACTACCGACCCAAGGCAGAGAGAACGGTGAAAGATGAGGGTCTGCCCCTCAAACCTTGTATCGTCTGTAAGAAGATGACTCAGGGGTACGGAGTGTTTCATGAGGGTGTTGTGTGTTGCAAAGACCATAACACTCAGTATGAAAATGCTAGAGCCAAACTAATCGACCACGTTATTCCAAGGAGCGAATCATGAACTTATTTTCAGGACTCAAAGGGAGACAAATCATGCAAGTATGCAACCGATGCGGCGGGATGCTCCAGACGGACACCCCACGAGATGTGTACGCCGGCGGTGTCTACCATGTCTACTGTGGCTGGAAACTGCGCAAGCAACATGCCGAGCAAGAAGCTGTGCGCAACATCAGCGCAGACAAAGGAGTTCCCCATGCAGATACGCTACCAGAAAGGGGTGGGGGTCATACTGGTGTTTCCTCATCAGGAGATGCGAGGGGTGCTCCAAATCCTCAAAGCGATGTTCAAGGTAAGCCAACTCCACTTCATTGGACAAGCCATCAGTGATATTGAAGCTGACTTGCAACCTAAACAGTTGCCTGTAATCAACTACAACCACATCTGCCAGCATTGCTTCATGATGTTGGATGAGCGTGACCCTAACGCATTTCACATGACTACGAGGGCTATTGATGGAAAAGAAGACAGCAAGTGGGTTCACTATAAGTGTCCTCCACTCAAAGAAAAAAGGCCAGTATAGGCCAAGCACCGCTCAAAAGGCGGTGTTATTATTTATGCGACTTATGCGACTCGTAGGAGTGCTGACCTCCTGACCTCTTGCGTGACAAGCAAGTGCTCTACCGTTGAGCTAACAAGTCATTTGAGATGAAACAGTTTAACGTGCTCACCTCATTTCACCAGACTACCGCCTTTCACTAGACTTAATAACCTTGTGAGGTCATCTAGCTTCCTTTGCGTATAGCACAGTTACACTATAATATTACGGCATATAAGAACAAAAGCCAAGAGACTTATTCACATCATTTGATATAATAACTGTATGCCCATAAGACACAGGCTGTGGCTTATATATAGAAACTTCCAGAGATGGCTTGTCAAGATAGAAGAGCAAGATAAACCATGATATACTGGTATAGCCAATCTAGATATGGTATCTCATACCAGAGAATGAATTAGTCACGTCATTAACTCGTGGCTTTTTCTTTTCTCTCGTACTGATGAAGCATGAACTTTGCATACTTTCTCATAAGTTCATTATATCTAGCTACACTAACTTTGTACTTGTTCAAGTAGTAAGTTATATGTCCTCGCATGTTATGTCGCTCCCAATATATTCTGCTAGCAAATCTCCATTCATCTTCTGAGGAGAAGTATTGGAGTACTTCCTCATGTGTATAGACACTGACCATCTCGGTACCAATTCCCTTAGTTCTTCTGCTGTATGACAATGTAGACATTTAGTTTGTTTGATTCTGCTTCTTATATATTTACCTAGACACTCTGGACCATCTGCATGACATCTATAGATACGACTAATGCGTATATAAGCTTCTATTAGATAGTGTCTATCTAGGTGAGATAATTTCACGCATACATTATCGCATACAGTCAAGCTAACGTGAAGTGGATAGTTACTTAGCTTTCTTCTTAGCTACTTTCTTCTTAGCCTTAACAGTACTCTTAAGAGCTTCTACAAGCTCCATCAAGTCTTTCTCTCCTGAGCATAGAGATAGAGCACCATCAATAGGAGTTACACTCATCATAGAACATACAAGGCGGAGTACATCTCTTTGAGATAAGTTTGTAATCATTCCTCCTAGCTTAACCCTAGTGTCTTTCTGCTCTAGAGCACAGAGAGCAAATCCTTTTACAGTAGTGTTACTTTCCTCTGTAGTGAGAATCTTGTTAGACATTTTCATAAACTCTGCAAGTTGTTTCTTATTCATTTTTGACATAAATATTACTTAATTTCAATCCACTTGTTAATGTAACTAGACTCTGAGTGCTCATAGATAGCTCCACCATCTTCAAGAATCACACTGCCTACACCAGTACCAAAGTATACAGGGGCTTGCAAATCTCCAAAGGAATCTTTTTTTGCCACTGTTCTATAGCTTGTACCAAAAGAACTTTTTAAGCATACAGCTTTACCTCCTATAACTTTGGCACAAAACTTAGTAACAGTATCAAACTTACGGGCAAGGAGACAGGTTATGAATGTGAATATTCCTCCGAGAAGCACTGCCCATATAACAAACATAATAAACATAGCAACTATACTTATCATATTATCTAGAAATAGATGGAATCGTAATAAGATTGCTGTTGCCAGAAATATACTGTGGCATATCCCCTTTCCACTTCTTAATCCATTCTAGTTGGACATATTCGGCTCCACCAGCATGTTGGATAGCATCAGCTTGGGCACGTATAGCATCAGCTTCGTACTTTTTTTGCTCTAAGTTAGCTTTAGCTGTAAGAGCTTCTTGTTCTGCTTTGACCTTAGCTTCCACAGAAGAATCAAAAGAGTCAGAGAAGTCTACGTTAGTTATAGCTACATCTGTAATAACTAAGATAGATGGCATTTTTGCAGACAGATTTTCTTTAACTGCGCTCTTAAATTCATCTCGTTTTGTAATAAGCTCTGTAGCACTGAACTTTGCAGATGCAGACTTAACTGCTTCCTGTACGTTTTGTGCAAACACCTTACTCATAAAGTCATCCCCATAGGTCTGGTATATTTCTGTAACCTTACTCTCTTCAATATTGAAGTTTACAGTTACAGAAACATCTGCTTTTTGTATGTCTGCTGTTGCTGAATTAGCAATAGCATCATACCTATTATTCCTAAGAGTGAATGAGTGAACTTCATAGAATGGGTTAAGCCAGTAACTTCCTTGTGGGAGAGTTTGTCTTATCTGACCAAATCCAGTAACGACCACCTTTTGAGAAACAGGAACTACAGTGAAACTTGCAAGAGCCATTACTACTAATATCATAGTGACAACTCCCCCTAAAACAGCTTTGAATGGTGACATAATATATTATTTGATTTTCTTAATTTCTCTGATAAGAGCACGCTCCTTGAAGTAAGGTATAACGTGACTTGAAATGAACATCCCTAGCATTACACCAAAACCAATAAGTACTGAGCTTGCCATATTAGAAGAAGTAGTTATACATAAGTGCTACTGCTAAGAATGTTAGACCAGCAACAATGATGTCATATTTCATTACTTTACCATTGCTTGGTACTGGCTCTACATTATTTGTAACAAAGTCATCTGCTCTGAATGTGTTATCTACTTTTGGCATATCTTTTTGTGGTTCTTCTATAGGTGTAATTACTTGCTTGGTTGCAAACATCTTCATATCTTCTTTCACTTCCTGTACTGGGAGCACAACTTCTGGTATTGATGTTGTTCTCTTAACGTGAGAGTGATGTCCGTTGACTCTTGCTTTGAAAGGTCTAGGACTCTTCAACTTTCCTGTTAGCTTTCTCCCTTGATATGAGAGATAGAAAGCCAACCAGTTGGGAATCTTCAAACTTACGGCGATTTGCTTGGCTGACATTCCAGACTCATACATATTGCCTACTTCAATCTTCAACTCATCTGAGTATTTTTTCTTATGTGCCATTGTTGTGGTTATACCTTAATTATTAAGTATGGTTATATTATACCATATAGTCACAGCATAATATGGGGATAACTCTTTAATCTCCTGAATCTAGATAGCTACCCCACAACACTAATCGCCAAGAATAAGTATTTGGTAACTATCTAGACCCAGGAGACAAGTGTCTCCCAGTACTAGCTATAACTCTACTTGAACAGTCGGCATGTCTATGTCTCTAAGACCTTTGACTAGCTGATATTCAACAGTTGTTGCCATGTCATCTTTCATGAATTGTGGTAATGACTGGTAGAGTTCTTCATCCCAGTTATCGTAAGATAGTATCTTCTGTGGAGTAACAGGGTCAGGCTCGGTCATTCCTTTGATAAGCTTAGAAGTCCCAATATTTTGTTTCTCCTTACCTGTCTCGGATAGACCATAAGTCACGTTGAGTAGACAGACTTTCCCTAGTAGGTTATCTAGGTCATACTCAAAGGCTTCTGCATCTGTCATACCACCTACTATACCCTCTACGATTGGTCTGAGGTTAGCTTTCTTTGCCATAGAAAGTGTGTAGATTTTGCTAACCAGTGTTGGCTTTGCATCTTCTCCATCTTTCCAGACTTTTGTCTCTGTTGGTAACTCCCAAGTGATACTTACTTTATAGGCTGAGTTTTTCTCACCCTTGTAAGTACCCTCTACTGTACCCATGTATACTATTCTGCATACTCTGGCTACATAGTTACCCTCATCAACTGATTGTGTTTTTGTTTGCGGTGCTTTCATGTTTTTACGTTTGTTATGTTAGTTGTAATCTTGGTTAGTAACCTCCCAAGTACCTAAAAAGGACACTTAATGAGATTGTCTTCATGCTCTACAGTTAGACCAACTCTTTTGTCCCAAGCTACACCATAACCATTAGCTCCAAGTCTTTCATGTACTGTGCCTTGTTCTGCTATTACATTCATCACCCTGTCACCTTTCTTGAACTTGTATTTAGTTCTCTTAACAGGCATAACTGACGCCAGCGTTGATTCTGATACTGGAGCAGGAGCTATAGCAGAAGTAGAGAAACCACTCTGAGCTTTTAGCATGTCTACAGCTTTTTTGACCATCTCTTCTGTTAGGGTAGAGGTTGAGGGTGTTATCTCTATAGGACTTGTTACAGTCCACTGGAGTTCTGTCTCAATGAGTTCTTTCTCTTTATCTTCCCAAAGACCTTTTACCATAGCATCATCTAAGTCTTTACAGACACCTGCTTCACAGAACTTACAATACTTCTCCTGCCAACTTCCTTTTTCTGGTGCAGGTGGTGCTGTCTTATCATTCCAACACTTGTTAAGAGTCTCAATCTCGTATTTCCACATCTTTTCTAGCTCAACATCATTAAGAAAGACTGAATACTCCCCAAGCATCATGTCATCTTTGGAAACATAAAGCACTTTACCCTCTTTGAGATTGCTGTAACTACCTTTAGTACCATCTGGTGATGTATAACCGTACTTGTTTATCATGTAGAGGTACGAGTGCAACTGCATCTTATGGTGTATCTGAGCATCTCCTTTTAGGTACTTGAAGCCATTAGAGTTCTTACTCTTACATTCAATCATTATGGCTTTGTAAGGCTCTGTCTTTTCACATAGAACAGCATCAAAGTGTCCTGTTAAGTTAAGTTCTGGGTCATACATCTCTCCCTGAGCTTCTACTGTGTACTCATCTTGCTTATTTAGAGAGTCCATTAACCATTTCTCCACCTGATTCCCCATCTCAAATATTCTAAGAGTTCTAGGGTCATGCTCTGGCTTGAGTCCTGTACCTGATAAAAGTCTGTCTAGATACCTGCCACGCATACATGTGCCAAGACCTGATGACCTCCACCCTGTTATCCCAACTCCAAGACTCTCATCTCGCTTCTTTTTGTCTTCCTTGAGGATTATGTCATTTAGTAATTTGATTATCATTGTAGGTCAATTTTAGGCTCTACAGAGCGTGTTAGTCCTTGAGTCCATCTAAGAGAGTATCACTGAGTATTGGTCCTGCGATAACTAAGATACAAGACTTGATACAGTAAGAGATAACTTTGAAGAGTGAATCAAAGACTTTCCCAATAAGTAATGTGAGACCTGTAACGATAGTGTCTGCGAAAGCATTACAAGCTAGTAAGAATATGAATGGTATTACTAATACGACTCTGAGGATATTTACAAATGTTTTTTCTGGCATCTTTCTTTTCATAGTTTTTTGATTATTATTTGATAACTTTGATTGTGTAGCACTTACAGCATCTCTTAACTAATCTTTGCTTGAGTGGGTTATTATGCTTATATCTAGCTATAACCTGCCCATTTTCAAAGTCGTGTAGACATACTTTTCGTACTATCTTTTTACTTTGTAAGTTCATCCTTGTAATTGTCTACAGCTTTCTTAAGTGCTGTGAGACATCTAGAGCGTGCCTTGAGAGGAATGTTAGATGACTTCTTATAGTTCTTAGAGAACTCCTCATAACTTTGACCTGTCTGTTTTACGCCGGCGCTGATAAAGTGGTTGTCTATGAGTTCTGGAAAAGTTTGGACTACAGCTCGTAGAACTTTGTCTATAATTTCCATACCACGCTCACAAGTGACTTCTACATTTTCATGTGGTACAGAGTTTACTTCGATAGAGACCATACCAGTATTATGGTTAAGCTCTGCAATGAGTCTGAACTTGTCTTTGTTTTCTTCAAACTCTTTTTCACTAACAGGCTCACGTTGAATAGCGTGATTTTGTTGGTGGATTCTTTCTCCTGAAGCAGTCTCGATAATCTTGTCCTCAGAGTAAGCAGTCTTAGCTCCACGCTTCCCTAGTTCTTCTGCAACCTGTTGCTTGAACTTAGAAGAGAAAGCATCCTCTGACACTTGCTCAGTCTTAGGGGCTTCTTCTTTCTTTTGTTCTGGCTTAGGTTCTGGAGTCTCTACTGTTTCTGCTTTGACTCCTTGGTCATTAACAGTCATCTTAATGAACTTTGCACCTAGCTTAACCTGAGTATCAAAAATAAACTTCACAACATCTTCCTGCTTAACTATAGTCTTTTTCTTCTTAAGGTTTTGCTCTAGGTCGTAAATACCATAGTCATAGCCACCGAAGATTCTAGGCTCTAGGCAGTGTTCTTCTTTATCTGTTTTGAGTGAGTAGTAGAACATACTTATTTTATATTATGCTTCATTAGTCTATTAAGGTCTTTTTGGTTATTTGCAAATGCCCACTTTCTTGTAGAGAATTGGAAGACTCTGTTGTGCTTAATACAACCAGCTTTTGTCCTTTTGAAGAATACATCAAGGACTGGCGTACCATATGTATCTAGGAGTCTGAAGTGCCAAGGCTCAATAGGTCTTACATCTAGGTTATGACTATCTGCAAATCTTTGAACTTCGTCTGTTTCCATACTAGATGTTGTTAGCAGGGTTGTTAAGTTCTGGCTCTTCGACTTGAGCAACCATATTAGCTATTTCTATCTTAGTAAGAGTTGGCTCTTCGTTATAGTGAGCTTGGTAGATGTCCTCTTCAGTATCAGTCCGTACCCATTCGTATGAGTTTGGAGTATAGAAGTTACCATTGTCATCTAGGTAGCAGTCATCTAGCTCTATTTCTAGAGTCATAGTAGGTGTTACATCTAGCAAGGTTACTTCTGGTAATTCATGAACAAAGTCACTAAGTACGTTATACATAGCTTCATTGTCTTTGTAAAATTGGTTGTTTGTTAGTTTTAGCATTGTGGTTTGATTAACTTATTCTTTATAAGTGTACCTATATTATACTATATATACATGGTATAAGCTAGGTGCTAGGTGGGGATAACTAGATGTCTTTCTTAGGAGTAATAATGACCTTGAGAGTATTGCTTGCAATAGCACTAGCTTTGAGGTTAACAGCTAGGTTGCCATAGTCTAGGAGTATCTCATTACATAGCTCCAAGAAAGCTTCAGCCTTATCCTGAGTATCAAAGTAGGGTAGAGGGTTAAGAGTTAAGAACATTCTCTCTGAAGCTGTAGGTGTCTTGAACACTGTATAACCTGCTACCCCCTCAACAGCACAGTAAGAGTAATACTCTTTACCAACCTCAGCCATAGAACTTGCACCAAAGAACTCTCCTAGTGCTCGTATCTTAACTTGTAGGTTGAGATACTTAGTCATATCGTTCTCCTGCTCATCCTGCTTCTTCTTAGCTTGCTCTTCTTGCTTCTCTTCTTCTGACTTAGGCTCTTTCTCCTCGGTCTCATCACTTTCTTGGCTCTCTTCTTCTTTCTTGGCTTTCTCCTCAGCTTTTTGCTTAGAGTAATCCTCCATAGACTTAGCAAGCTCCATCATCTTTTCCATCAAGCTATGAGCTTCTTCTTTAGCTTCACCTGACTCTTTAGACTCCATAGGTGTATCAGCTTCTACCTGCTCTGCTTCGGTCTCTCCCTCCCCTCTACTCCCTGACATAGCTCCCTCCATCCCCTCATCTGGGGCTTCATCTTTTGGTGTGCCGTGTATCTCTTTAGGTGGCTCAACTTCTCCATAGTAAGCTTTCTTCTTTCTAGGGACTACAGACTGAACTGTACCGAACTCAGTTTTTTCTTTCTTTGCTCTCATATGTTTTTTATATCCTTAATGAGTTCGTTAATATCATCCTTAGTAATAGGTGCATCTTCTTTAGAGAAAGCATCACTCGTATCTTCTGCTACCTCTTTCTTTTGCTCTTCACAATTTCTCCTGATAGCTCTAACCATGCTATGCACGTTGTCCATGTTTGAGACCATTCCTGACTCAACCATCTCAGCTACCATCTCCATAGCTTCTATCTTGCCTAGAGTATAGGCTTTCTTAATTGCTTCCCCTAAGTTGTTTGCTTCGATTTTTAACATAGTTATTTGTCTGTATTTGTAAAATCTGACCTGTACTCTTCTCTATACTTTTCATAGACAGCTATACAAGCTTCTTTTCCTAAAGGGAAAGCTTCCTCATAGTCTTTCCTGAAGTCACCGTTAAGAATGAGGAAACATCTGCCCATAGGGTTGGTACTATCTTCTACACAGAGGGCTGTCTCATCTAATCCAACCCTTGATTCTGCTTCTCCTAGACCTACAAGAACTGAATCGAAAGGGTTTGCTTTTATACTTGGGTTATAAGAGATATAGAAACCATCTCCTGCTAGTACCTCATTGTTTATATTCTTTGTCCATTCCATATTATCCTCTTTTTATATGCTTACTAATAAGTTTGACTAGTGCATCTCCGACTTGAGATGAGTCATTAACCACTATTGTATTCTCTTTAGGGTAGTGCCTAAGTACATCATTGTCCTCTATCCCTATAGAGCAAAGAATGATTCCTTTGGCTACTGCTTTTTTAGCTACGTCATGGAGTCTCATATCCTGATACCTAATTCCATCTTTAACCATGTAAGAGAGCTTACTGTCGAAGTAAGGGATAGCATCTGCCTGACCGTCTGAAAGTACTACAATGATATGTTCTCCTGATAGCTTCTCTATAGCTTCTATAGCTAAGTGAAGAGCTAGACCATCAGCATTATAGTTGCTTGAGTTACGACAATCATCTGAGTTACCTCCACAGTTAGGACACTTAGCTTCATAAGAATAATGCTCATAGCTTCCATAAGAGCAGTTACAGTCATTACAGTAATGCAAGTACCTATCTTCTAACTGCTTCCAGTAAAGACTGTTTGTAGTCCCCTCAGCTTTCGGCTTGTCTTCAAAGTTCTTGAAAGAAACAATGTCACCGTTGAATCCCCAGAGAGCATACTCAACGTCTGTACCTGCTAGAGCGGTGTTAAGTAGCTCTAAAGACTTTCCTGCTTGGTATGCTTTGTCTCGGTACATAGACCCTGAAGCATCTGCTAGGACTATGACTTTGTAGTCTTTGTTCTTTCTAGCTTCTTTCTTCTTGAATATCTTGTTAGAGTAGGCAATCTTTGAAAGGGCTGAGAAGTCTAGCTTGCCCCTTGTCTTACCTCCTACAAATCTATCAAACTTGTTATCGGTAAGTATTCCACTAATCTTGGTTGCTAGTACATGTGCTTTCATTTGAGTAAGTTTAAAGGAATTAGTACAACGTGTTCTGACTCTGGCTCATGCTTTTCTTCTAGAATAACCAACTTTCCATGTATAAGTTCTAGAGTATGTTTTGCACAGAAGAAACTTTGGTGGTTGTTCTTAACTTTTTCAATGGTCATTAAGTAGCCTGCATCATTAGGGCATACACCGTCATCTTTATCTTGGCATTGTATTTTCATAGTTATGAGAGTGCTAGTGAGATAATAACAAACACGATTGCTGCGACTATGTGACCTGTGAAGAGACAGATAAGAGCTATAAGTAATAACATATTATTCAATACCTAGCTCCTTACCCATTAGTCTCTTAAGGAGTAGAAGCTTTCTAGGGTCGACTCCCTCTACAGAGATAGCTGACTTTGACTTAGCTTTCTCAGTCTCTAGCTCTTTCTTTGCTTCATTATAAGCTTTCTCGTACTTCTCCTTGTAAGTTTTTGCAGACTCTAGCTCTTTCTGCATCTTCTCCATAGCTGGGTCCATAAATACCTTTCCTGCTAGGTAGTCTTTCATCACTGTAGACTTAGCCAAATCCTGCTTCTCATCATCAGTCATCTTATTCACGACTGCATACTCGATAGCTAGCTTAATATCTAGACCACTAGTGGCTAACTTACCTGCTTGGATAATGTCTCGTGTACTTACAAACGTATACAAGTCACCTTTCTTTCTCATGGCTCGTAACTGGCTAGCTAGATTAACTAACTTAGTGGCTACTGACTCTTCAACTTTGTGTCTCTTGAGAATCTCTAACTCGTGGTGAGTAGGGAATACATCAATGTAGAATACTCCACCGAAGCGTGACATGAGAGCCATGTTCACTTCCTTAGTCCCTGCATAGTCATCTCCTGGGTTCATACCTCCGAAGAAGCGAAACTCTGAATGAGCAGGGATAAGTTCTCCATCTTTTTCCGCCAGCGTAATAGTCTTAGCATCATCTAGGAGAGAGTGAAGAGCAAAACCCATCTCTGGAAGCATGGCATTAAGCTCATCAAAGATAACCCAGTCACCATCTCTTACAGCTCGTGTGAGAATACCATCAATCCAGTAAGTGCTTCCATCTTTGGCTAGCCACTTTCCTAGAATCTCATCTACTCCCATTGAGCCATTCACTGATACTCGGTGTAAAGTCTTTCCATGTTCTTTAGCTAACTCACTTACAAGTGTTGTCTTGCCTGTACCTGTTTCACCGATTAAGAGAGCTGACTCATTTAGCTCGATACATTTCTTGAGTCCTGCTATAACATTCATGTCATAGTTGGATAGGACTGCATTTGATGAAACTGTTGAACTTTCTACTTTCTTTGCCATAAATTACTTAGTTGCAGAATCCTGCATTAACACACGGAATAATTGTTGTAAGAAACATTGAAACTGTTACTAATCCTGCTACTGTGTAGATAACTACGAATAGTGGGCAGATAGCTAAACGGACTAGGTAAGGAAGCTCTTTGTTTTTGTAATGTAGCTTCATATGCTTTACTTCAATTCTTTTACAGTTACGTTTGTTGTTAATCCTCTAGCATTTGCAACAGCAGCTACTTCATTTTCTTTTAAGACTCCTGTTACATGTGTTACCCCCTCTGAACTTGTGACTAAAAATGTTTTCATAAATATTTTGGTTATTATTTTTGTTTTGGTAATGAGTTGTACTCTTCTTCACTTAACTTCACTAGTCCGTACTTTGGTTGATAAGCTAAACAATGTCCTGCACGCTGAAACCCGTACATTTGAAGATTTGTTTTCATGTTTATTAGATATTAGCTAGAGCAGTTCTTAAGTCGTTAATGTTCACTGTAAAGTCATCTGAATCTGAGACAATTTTCTTGTCTGCAATCTTCTTAACTTCTCTAGCAAATATTGCTTGCTTGTTTTCAGGTAGACTCTTTACTGTCTTCTTGAATAGTGAACTTGTGTTTTGATTATTGAACTGCATCATGGCGATTAGTTTGTTATGGTTTTTAATTACTTGTTCCCTCTTGGGGATATATATAATATACCATAAACTCATGGAATAAGCTAGTCGATAAGTGGGGATAACTGGGGATAGTGAATGACCCTTATAATGCAATACTTTTGAGCTATATCAATGGTTTTTTGTGTTGTCTAGCAATTTCATCTTTTAAGTATCTTGCCTTTTTTATGTTAACTCTAAACTCTGGTGCTTCTGCTGGTTCTCCTGTATTTACATTGAAGTATTCTTCCACATTACTCTCTCTGAGTTCGATAACACAGAAGTTTGATATTGAGATTTTCTTATACTTCAAAAGATACGCTACGAGTTTGTTAATCTCTGCTTTATCGAGCACTGTAATTTTCTTTGGTCGTGTCATATTATATTAAGTTTATTTTCACACCGTACTGAGCTTCTACACATTTCTTCTTGAGGTTGAATATTTGAGTTCTCATACCTTTTACATCTTCTATGACCTGCTGTCCTTTGTAATAGTAAGTGAAGTCAGCTATGTATGTGAAAACTTTTACACCGTTGATAATGATTGGAAACTTCACCTGTCTTTCCAGTCCTGTTATTTCTCCTGTCTTCAACCATAGGTCTAGCTCTCTAGCTCTTCCTGCTTCTTTCTTGCTGTCGTATATCACGCCAGCGTACTCGGTCTTGATAGCTCCGTACTTATTACCTCCTCTATTCATAAATTCGTGGTATGTTTTTATGTCCATGTGTCTTTGTTCTTGTTTATCACAGAATATAATGGAATAACATACGAGTCAATGAAAATCTTATCATCTGCTGTTGCTTCGTACCCTATTTCTGCTAGAAACTTGGCATTGAGGTAAAAAAGTTGAGCGTGTTCTTCTTGAGAGTGTCCCACATGGGAATGGCACTCATGACAGAGCAAGCTTGCATTGTACGGAGAGTCTGAAACTCTACCGAAGATGTGGTTGAGTTCCAAGCCCCCACGATTATTCCCATTGCTATCGCACATAAGACAAGTGTAACTGTAGAGGTAGAGATGACGTGTTTCATTTGAGAAAGGATTAGCTAGTTGCATATTCTTCCCACTTATCGTGACAAGTTCGACAGACTCTCACTGTATAAGTATCGGCATGGCTACACATTCCATCTGGTACTCTTCCTAGCTTTTCATTAACGAACATGCGCACATCTTTTCTAAGAGCACCCTTAGCAAACTCTAAACCCTCTTCAGCTAGCTCTTTAGATGTAGCAAGTGGGAGAAGTGTCTCAGCTACAGTCCACCCTCCTGCAAGTGCAACCTGCTCTGGGTCTATCCCTAACTGAATAACAAAAGTCTCATAGATTTTACACATAGCTTCAGCACTACGTTTGTTGATTCTCAACTCTTCTAGAAATACCTCCCATTGGGCAAAATTTGCTTCATAGAGCCTTTCTGTTTTGATTTTGTATAACCTAGCACAAAGCACCATGTAGTTCTTCTCTACGGCATTTTTGAGGTTAATAGTGTCTTGGCAATAATTGTATGCTGATAGTTCTGTTGTTGTCATGATTATTTTGTTAGTAGGCATTTACAGCCTTTGTTTTGTAATATCTCAATCTGTTCTTCTAAAGTCTGCCATTCTTTTACTACTCCACCAACAGGTAACTCAAAGTCAGGTAATTCTTTCGGGTTGTAATTTCTAGCTAACATTTCTTGTCTTACAGCTTTTAGTCTTTCATAAAGAGCTGATGGGCAGTTTACAAATTCTTGTGTTGCTGGGTGGTTAAGATACCCCTTTTTGTTTTCTGTTATTATTTTGTAACAACCAAGTGACTCTCGCCACATTCCACATAGATGTTTCTGACATAGTCTCGGTATTAACTTTTGATGCCATATTCTCATAGGTGTAGCTCTATTATACCATATATTCTTGGTATAATCTAGGAGTTATCCCCAAGCGACTTTTGCAGTATGAGTTATAATATACATAGCCACTAGGCTAGTCTTGTATCTTGTACCCCCACTCTACTTACAAGGCGGAGTAGGGGTACAGGAAAAATCTCATAGCGGTGGCCTTATCAAATAAGCATTTACATTTACATATGGGAGAGCATCATTTCAACGTGGAGGAAGCGCAGAAGTACGGCATAGAAGAAGCAATTATTATTTACAACTTACGTTTCTGGTTATTCAAGAACAGGGCAAATAAGAAGCATGAGCATGACGGTTACTACTGGACTTACAATTCAAGTAGAGCTTTTGCAGAGATATTCCCATATATGTCCCCCCATAAAGTACAGAAGCTACTCAGGAAGCTTGAACTAGCAGGAGTTATCATCTGTGGCAACTACAACAAGTCATCTTATGACAGAACAAAGTGGTTCACTCTTCCAGAGTTCTCCATTCCTCAAAATGGTCATATTCATTTAGCAGAATTGCCAAATCAATTTAGCCAAAGTGCTCAACCTATACCAGATAATAATACAGATAGTAAACAAGATACTCTTCAAGGCAAGCTTGAAGTCTCTACAAAGAAGCAAAAAGACCCAGTTCAAGATATACCATTCAACTCTAAAGAATGGGTTGAGTCTTTAACTGACAGTGAGCAGACCCATATAGCTCTCATAGGTTATTACTTCAAGAAATACGCTAAACATAACTTCCCCACTAAAGAGGTTGCATCTGGAGAGCTAAAGAAAAACCTTAAGCCAGCAGTTTACTTGACCAAAAACTTCAAGCCAGAAGATATTACTAAGACCCTAAGGCACTGTCAGGACAACTTCAGCGATGTCCATTGGAATCTCCACACAGTACAAAAGCAAATAACCTATGTCACAGCAAAAGCATAAAAGCTCACACGAGTTAATGGGCACTCCAAGATTTACGCTAGCGTACCTCAAAGAGTGTTTAGAGTTTGAAAGAGAATCAGGGGAGTTAATGAAAGGAATCCTAGAAGCAAACAAGAACTTATGGGATGAAAACAGAATCAAGTTAATCACAGACATCATTAACCAACATAGGAGAAACTACAAGACCATTACAAAGCAAATTGAGAATCTATGATTAACCTCAAACCAAAAACAAGAAAAGAATACGAAGATACTGTGATGCAGATGGCAGAGTTTGCTACTAAGTCAGCTAAGACAGCAGAAGAGAAAGCTCAAATCAAGCTTACTATGGGTGATTTACTCTCAGAATACAAAGGAGATGACAGGGTTATAAGCTCTAATGACTTAACAGCTAGATTAGCAGAAGAGAAAGATGAGCCTTGCTTGCCCTTTCCTCACCCAGAAATGACTAACGCTACAGATGGAGTTAGACCACGCCAAATGATTGTAGTATCAGGGACTACTAAGCAGGGCAAAACCATGTTCACGTTTGACTTAGTAACCAGAATGGCAGAGGTTAAGCCACTTCTCCTCTTCTTTGAAGAAAGACCTCTAGATATACTTAAGAAGAAGCTCAGGTTTGATAAGAGCTACAAAGTCCCAGAGTTCTACACGCCTGAGCTGTATACCGAGGAGGGCATAGACTGGATTAAGATGCGTATGCTAGAGGGTAAGTATAAGTGGGGTTGCAAGGTTGTAGTCATAGATAATCTACATTACATAACTCAATCAGAGGGAGCTAAGGTGGCTAGGTACGATAAGTTGCTAACTGCTTACGCTAAAGAACTCAAAGACTTTGCTACTCGTTGGAATATGACTATATTTTTATTAGTTCACATGAATAAGACCCCAGAGAATAGACCACCTACTGTATTTGATATTGCAGATACAGCAGGGATAGGTCAGATAGCAGACAAGGTATGGTTTGTTCAAAGAGAGTCAGACTCAAATATCACTAACTGGTTCTCAGACCGAGACAGACAGACTGGCTTCAAAGGCAAGATAGACTTTGAGTTTGATAGAGGTACATATCACGAGGGAGTAATGGGGCTACCAACCAAGCACATAGATGATAACAATGACAAATTATTAGGTAAGAAGAAAAAGACTGAGTTCTAATATGAAAAAGATATACGTTATACGAAAGTATGTTCAAGCAGAAAGCATTACCGAAGCTCTCAAGAAAGAAAAGAAAATAGACCCATGCGATGTTTGGCTTACTGAATATTCTACGACTCAGCACTTAGAAGACATATCACCACGCCATGAACAAGAAAGAAAGACTAAACAAGGATAGAGAGAGGGAAGCTAAGAAAATCTACCAAGACCACTTCATAGGTGAATTTAATGGTCAGGAAGTAGTAGCAGATTATGTAGACAACAACCCTTGGTACTTTGAGCCTGAAGTACCTCCAGTTGTCCCAAAATTGACCGTAGAGGATGTTGTTATCAAAAAAGCGGTAATAGATACACCTGAGACACCAGAACAGGTTAGAGAGGGAGTTTGGCAATATTTGATAGACCACTCTCACTTCACTGAGACTGGCAATCTCAGAGTTGCTTTTGTAATCAGAAACAAAGAGAACTTTTGGAGGAGATGCAACTCAAGAATATCTGGGCAGTACAGGAGGTACAATCTCAAAGAAATAGAAGAAAAGCTAGAAAAAGACAAAGAAAGCAGACGTAGAGATTTTAGACATACAAGTCTACAAAGTCACGCTCAAGAATATAACGCCAGAAAAGCTGTAGCCAACTTACAGGTTGTAGAAAGAATAAGACAAGGCAATAACTATCTAGACAAGCTCAAACTCTGGTGCTACCGTAAACTCAGAAACAACTTGTTTCCACGAGTAAGCAAATGAAAATCAAGATACCTGCTAATGGTTACAAAATACATTACCCTCTAACGTGGCGCATTCTATTGCCGAGCTACAGAAAAAAGCTCAAAGAGACTTCTCTAACAGGTAGATACTACATAACTCTATGAAAATACTCACTTGGTATTGGGATAAAGAAAAGAAAGAATGGCAAAGCTATGAGCAATACAAGCACTCTTCTTACTTTACTAGACCATAAAGTCATGCAATACTTTTCTCATGAAACTAACACCAGCAGACATCAAACTTTACAAGAATAATGCTAAGAAGCACCCAGACTCTCAACTTTTATTACTAGCTAAAGTTGTGAAAGAAGTAGGCTGGAGACAAAATGTAGAAGTTAATCAGCAGGGAGTTATCGTAGCTGGTCATGGTCGCTGGCTTACATGGCAAAAACATGCAAAAGATATGGGCTTGCCTGATGTGTGGGTAACTGATGACATGGGCAATACTATTATGGGAAAGCACGCAGACTTTAATCTGACGCCGGCGCAGGAAAAGATGTGGAGACTAGCAGACAACCAACTTAATGCTATGACAGATATAGACATGGCTCTAGTTATCCCTGACATCGCAGACATGGATTGGGATATGATAGAGCTGACAGGGTATAACAAAGACATTCTAGATAACGTGGCTGTAGTAGATGACCCCTACAAAGAATGGAGTAATGGGATGCCAGAGTTTGAGATAGAGGACAAGACTAGCTATAGACATGTCATAGTTCACTTTAAGAATGAAGCTAACGTGCAGAAGTTCTTTAACTTAATAGGTCAGAAAGATACTGGCAAAACAAAATCTATCTGGTACCCAGAAGAGGAGAACATGGACACAGAATCAAGGCGATATGCGTAAACCAGAGCGAAAGATAGTCAACCAATTCCCACTTTACATCCCCTCTAAGGGGAGAAGTGAGTATATGGTTACTTCTAAAGTACTTACTGAAATGGGTATAGAGCATTTTATTATTGTAGAGCCACAGGAGGTAGAGAAATATAACAAGGCAGTCAATGATATGGGGCTACTAGCTACTATTCTAGAGCTAGATATGACATACAAAGACAAGTATGAGTTATGTGATGATTTAGGGTTATCTAAGTCTACTGGTCCAGGCCCAGCTCGTAACTTTGCGTGGGAGCACTCTATCTCTCTAGGGTATTCACATCACTGGGTAATGGATGACAATATCCGAAGCTTCAGACGCTTTAATAAGAATGAAAAGGTGAAGATGATTAACCCTAACTTCTTCAAGATTATGGAGGACTTCTGCATGAGGTACACAAACATTGCTATGGCTGGTCCGAACTACTACATGTTTGCCAGTGCTAGAACTAAGATGAGACCAATCATTATGAATACACGCATTTACTCTTGTAACTTCATCAAAAACTCCTGCCCTCAGCGATGGCGGGGAAGATATAACGAAGACACTATAATTTCCATAGACATGCTCAAGGCTGGTTACTGTACTGTTCAGTTCAATACTCTCTTACAAGAAAAGATGAACACTCAGACTCTCAAAGGCGGAAATACCCAAGAGTTTTATCATAAAGAGGGAATCAAGAACGCAGGTGATAAGTATGCTGATAAAGGCACGCTGGCTAAGTCTCAGATGCAGGTCAGAGTACACCCTGATATATCTAAGTTAGTTTGGAAGTTCGGCAGATGGCATCACACTGTAGACTACTCAGGCTTCAAAGCTAATAAGCTACTCAAGAGAAAGAATATAGAAGAGAAAGAGGGGGGTGATAAGTATGGTATCAAGTTGGTACAAAGATAGTAGAGTTGTATACTGTAATAATATGGAAAAAGAAAAAAACAAAGGTGGTAGACCAGTCAAGAAACACGCAGGTGGTAGACCAACTGTTATGACCCCAGCTGTTATTGCTAAACTAGAACAAGCATTCGCCCTAGACTGCACAGTGAAAGAAGCATTGTTTTATGCTGGAATCAAAGCAGATGCATATTATGACTTTATTAAGAAAAACCCTGAGTATACCGAAAGATTTGAGACTTTACGGAATAGACCTGTACTTCTAGCAAGACAAACTGTAGTGAAGAAGCTATCAGAGAACTATAGCAATGCTATGGACTATCTATCTAGAAAAGCAAAGAAAGAGTTTAGTACAAGAACAGAGCTTACAGGGGCAGACGGTGAAGCTATCTTACAACCTGAGCTAACTAAAGAGGAGAAAGAGAAACTGCTTAAGCTTCTCAAGAAAGACAAGTAACTATGGAACTACAATATACAATCAACAGCAAAGGTAAAAAGATATATGTTAATACAACCTGTAAATACACTATCTTATATCCAAGGTTATCAGATAGGACAGTAGCTACAGCGTGTGTTAGCCATAATCTATGACAGAAGAAGCATTACTCAAGATGTTTGAGGGTACAAAGGAAGAAAGAAAGTACTTAGCTAGTGAGAGCTTTGGGGCTTTTGCTATATATTATTTCTCTAACTACTTTGAGTACTCACTAGCAGACTTCCATTATGAGATGATAGACAACCTAGAGCTACTAGTTAATACAGATGAGATACGAGAGCTAGCTTTCATTATGTTTCGAGAGTCAGCTAAGACTACATTCACCAAGTTATTCATTATCTGGCTTATAGTCTTTAATAAGAGAAAGTATATTAACGTAGACTCATTCGACTCTGAGAACGCCGAGCGTATTCTCTTTGATATAGCTTATGAACTAACTAATAACGCCAGACTCATAGAAGATTATGGAGTGTTTTACTCTAGAAAGCGTGGTATAGATGAGATTAAGCAGACTAAGATTAGCAACTTCGTTACTGAGAATGGAATACGTGTGGAAGCTCACTCAACTCAAGAGTCAGTTCGAGGTAGACTCCACCTTAACCAGAGACCAGACATACTCATACTAGATGACTTTGAGACTAATAAGACTAAAGACTCTGTAGCATATACAAAGCAAATCCGAGACCATATCTCAGAAGCAATGGGAGGTATGTCTCCAGATGGCAAGATATTATATCTAGGCAACTATATCACTGAGTTCGGTAATGTTCAGTTCTTAATGGATAGAGCTAAACTAGATGAGAGAATCAGGCTAATGAATATACCTGTCATGAGAGATGAAATACCCCTCTGGAGGGCAAAATATGCCCGTACAGATGAGGAAGCTAAGGCAACTGGGAAAGTCTCAATTCAAGATAAAGAGCGTCAACTGGGGTCATATGTGTTCTCTTACGAGATGATGAATCAGCCGATAGATGACAAGATGGCAGAGTTTAAGCGTGAGAAAGCTATGCACATTACAGAAGAGGAGGTTAGGAGGTTAGAGACTCTATGCTTTGTAACGATAGACTCAGCAGTCTCAGAGAAAGAGACAGCCGACTATACTGGTATCACTATCAACTTTGTAGATGATAACAACAAGTGGTACATCCTCACTTACAGGCTTAAGATTAACTCTAAGGAACTCATAGACCACCTCTTCTATCTCCAAAAGACTTATAACCCTAAGACTATAGGAATGGAAGAGACTACATTCACTGTAGCTATCAAGCCATTTTTGAATGAAGAGATGAGAAAGAGAAATGTCTTTTTTGGTATTACTCCTCTCAAGCATAAGTCCACGATGAAAGAGACCAGAATCAGAGCACTTATTCCTAGATGGGAGAATAATGCTATATACCTCATTGGTGCTAATATGGAGCTGATAGATGAAATGAGGTCATTCCCTAGAGGTGTCCATGATGATATTCTTGACTCATTAGCCTATCAGATGCAGGTGGCTCATAGACCTCATGGGCTGTTTATGCAGGATTGGCAGGGGGTTAATGAGGACAAAACATTACCAAACAAAGCACTATAATATTATGTATAACGAAACAGATGCACTATCTTTTATCAATGAATATCTAGCTTTATCTAAAAAGTATGGGCTGGACTTTGAGCCTATCTTCTCAGGGGAGTTCACTCATCTTAAGTACTCTCAGGGAGAAAATAACTACACTACTATTTCTTACTTTAGCAATTCACCTATATATCCAGAAGAAGTAGAGAAGAAGCTGTTAGCTCTTAACGGAAGTGTCTTTAATCTAAACAAAGAATATGAAGCTGATGATGCCAATGCAAATGCCTAGAAGTGTGGTAAAGGCTCTAGCTACTATATGGAAAGGGGCAGTACCAGCTAATATCAAAGACATCTGCTATACCTACGGAGATACTTGCTATACAACCTCAGAGAGATTAAGGACAGACTTAGAGAGACACGAGATGACTCATACTAAGCAACAAGGAGCAGACCCAGATGACTGGTGGGCTATGTATGGTCGCTCTCCTAAGTTCAGATATGAGCAGGAGCTAGAAGCTTACAGGGTACAGTACAAGTATGTACTAGCTAAAGATGGGAGGATAAAAGCTTTTGAGTTTGCAAAGCACCTAGCTAGAGATATGTCTAGTCCTATGTACGGAGACATGTGTACTTTCAATCAGGCTCTACAGGACATCTTGCGTGCCTAAACTTAACTGATACAATTACTATATGAAAACATCTACAAAGAAAGAAGCTAAAAAGTCAATTACACTTAGCATTAGCTCTAATAGTGTCCTAGACAAAGCAATCGAAGTCCTTAACAAAGAAGAAGAAAAGAAAGGAAAAACAAGATATGAACTCAAGGCAAATATAAACGCTCAAGAGTTCAAGGTAGAGGGGAATGACATGGAGGTATTCAATAAGTTACCTAGACAGCTCAAGTTCGTAACTAAGGGCATTTTCACGCTTACTAACAAGGAAACAAAGAAGAGTTTTGAAATAGTCTACCCACCTTTCTTAGCTCGTAAGCTGTATGTAAACCCTTTCGTACAGACAGTTCAGTGGAAAAGATTATCAGCTAAGGTGGACTAGTAACAATTCATGGCTAAAGACGTCTACTCATATATTCTAGAGGAAGAGCATAAGTACCAAACTGTACCTATTCCTGTCATAGAGGGCTATAACTGGTCTATGTACCAGCACAACAGGCGCACTATGATGTACCTGAACTCTAAGTATGAGACAGGTAACTTTGGAGACCAGCCTTTCAATAACATTGTCATTGATAAAGTTAATCTACAACACAGAGCAGTTGATATAGACGTAAAAGACATCCAGCCATTCGTAGATGACCCAGATGAGTATTACAAGTCTTTTATAGTTCGGAAGTACCACAACAAGTGGGCTAGAGAGAATGACCTCGGAGAGTTCTTTAATGACCTGTCAGAGACATGGACTGACTACGGAGGTGTTATCGTGAAGAATGAGAGACAAGCAAAGCCAAGAGTTGTGTTTTTTAACACTGTTGCCTTTGTAGACCAGTCAGACATGAGTGCTGGACCAGTATGTGAAAAGCATTATTTTACCCCTGACCAACTCAAAGAGTATGAGGGATTATGGCAGAACATAGACGAGACAATTATCCTCGCCGGCGAAAATCATCAAACCAAAGAGACAGATAGAACTAAGCAACAAATACAAGGTCCGACTTCTTATATAGAAGTATATGAACTACATGGAGTACTTCCTGATGTTTTCCTAGACCCTGAACATGGAGAGCTATACCAATACTCACGCCAGATGCACGTTGTAGCTTTCTACAAAGATGAGAAAGGTAAGAAATGTGGCATCACTTTATATGCTGGGAAAGAGAAAAACTCACCATACAAGTTTGCTCTAAGAGACAAGATTGCTGGTCGTGCTCTTGGTCGTGGAGGTGTAGAAGAACTCTTTGAAGCTCAGGTATGGGTAAACTACTCAGAGATTCAACAGAAAGAAATGCTAGACATCGCATCTAAGGTATTATTCCAGACCGCTGACCCTGCTTATACTACTAAGAACAAGACAAAGAACGCTCTAACAGGGCAAGTCTTTTACCATGAGGAGAACAAGCCACTATCTCAAATCCAAGTAAACCCTATCAACGTACAATTCTTTGAAAAGAAAGTAGACATGTGGAATATGCAAGCCAAGACGGTCTCTGCATCTTTTGACTCTATCTCAGGGGAAGAAGCTAAATCAGGTACACCATTCAGATTAGGACTCATGCAGAATCAGGAAGCTCACTCACTTCATCTTTACAGAAAAGAGAAGCTTGGACTATTCTTACAGACTGTCTATCGTGACTGGATTCTCCCATACTTTGCTAAAGACTTACAGAAGCCACAGAAGTTCTTGTCTGAACTATCTCTAGAGGAACTTCAACATGTGATGGAGCAGGTTATCACTAACGCTCAGAACGAGGTTATCAAAGAAAAGATGTTCAACATGGACTCTGAGGATGTAACTCAGGAGAAGCTAGATGCTATTGCTAAGATGACTAGAGAAAATTGGAGTTCAGGCAATAAGAAGTTCATAGAGATATTCGCAGATGAGTTCAAAGATATGCCTATTGATGTTGAAATCATCATCACTGGAGAAGCTAAGAACAATGCCTTTGTAGCTGAGAAGCTTTCTGCTATCTTTGCTCAGATTGCTCAAAATCCTGCTATCTTAGATAACCCTATGATGGAGAGACTCTTCAATGAAATACTAGAAGCATCTGGTGTAAGTCCTATGCAGTTTGCTACAATGAAGTCAGGAGCTTCTAATACACCAACTCAGACTGGTCTACCAACTCCTGCTACTCCACCTGCTCCTGCTGTACCAACAACAGAGCCAGCTCCAGTAGCTTAATCAAACTAATACAATTATATTTATGGCATCAGTAGCAAAGATATCACCTCTCGACTTCCTAACAGACCAAGAGAGAGACGCTGTGGAATTGTTTATCCAGAATGAACACATGCGAGAGGGGGTAAGAAAGATTCTTTTAGACAAGGCAGAACACATGGGGGTACAAGTAAAAGGCTCACCAAGTCTTATGACTCGTAACTTTGCCTTTGGCCTAGACCCTAATGGAACTATGACAGATGATGGCTTTGGTCGTGCTATTCGAGTACACCTAGAAGCTATCGTTATGGTAGAGCAAGCATTTGAAAAGATGAAAGAGCTTATACCTACACCAGAAGAGAAGACACCTAAAAATCCTGCTGTATAACTTGCTAACTTCTTATCACTTGTTACACTTTTTAGTAAGGGCGAATTAACAAGTAAACTAATCACAAACAAATATGGGTTCAACATCAGAAAAAGGTAATGAAATAGGTCAGAAACTATACAACAAAAATACTGGTACTGGTATCAGTAAAATGCTTGTTGCTCGTGCTCGATACAGTTTTGCAACAGATGGTGGTGCTATCGCAACTATCACTCCAAAGCTTAACGTAACTCTTCCAGATAACGCTGTTATTATGGGAGCTGTAATCAACTCAACTACAGCTTGTACTTCAGGTGGAGCTGCAACTATCTCAGTTGGAACATCAGCAGGTTCTTCTACTACAAGTATTTTGGCTGCAACAGCAGTAGCTTCATTTTCACTAGATGCTCGTATTGCTGGAGTACCAACATTTGCAGTACCAGTTAAGCTAACTGCCGCAGGAGCAATTACACTCACTGTAGCTACAGCAACACTTACAGCAGGAATTGTAGAAGTTGTACTCTTCTACTGGGTAGCAGATAACTAGTATCTAATGTTTCTGAGGGCTTAGGACAGAGCCACCTCCTCTAAAAAGCATAGTCCATGAGAGACAACTCTATAAACACTTAACCAATATAGCTTATATATATGGCAGATGAACATGATGTGGACTTGGACACTATCAACCAAGAGGAAGAGGAAGTCTTATCAGATTTTGACGAAGCAACCGATAAAGAACTAGAAGAAGCAGGGGATGACCCAGCTAAACTCAAGGAAATTATCAAAGCTCGTACTGCTACAAGACAAAGACTTTACGCTAGGATGAAAAAAGCTGAAGCAGATGCTAAGGCAAACAAACCTAGTGACAAAGCACCTCAACCAAAACAACAGAAAGGAGGTAAGGCACTTACAGAGTTTGACTACGGACAGGAAGCTTACTTGATAGCTAAGGGAGTTGAGGATGATGAAGCTAGAAACTTCCTACTCAGCGAAGTTAACGAAACAGGAAAGTCTCTCCGAGAAGTAATGTCATTCAAGTATGTGCAAGAAACTCTTAAGGATTTGAAAGCAGAGAAAGAAACTGCACTTGCTACCCCTAAAGGTGACAAGATTCGTGGTGGAAAGTCTGCTCAGAACACTGTTGAATACTGGATTGCTAAGGGAGAACTCCCACCAGCAGAACAGGTAGAACTAAGACGAAAAGTAGTCGCCGAGAAGATTCGTCAGGATTCAACTGGCAATAAGTTCGGAGGTCGCTAATCGTTTAGCTGTGACGTTTACTACTAAATAACCAAACTTCATGGCTAACACAATGATTTACAAGGAAGATTGGACAACAATGCTTCAAGAGATTCTTGATGCACCAACTTTCTGGAAAGACGTTTGTCATGTGGAATATACCTCTTCAAAGGTACTCCACAACCCTTACCAAACAAAGGCAACCGCAGTGTCTTACACTCGTGGAGCACAATATACATTTGCTGATTTTACAATCACAGATGATAACGTGAACATCAACACAACTTTCATTGTGCCAGAGTTCATTGACCGTGCTGACCTTGCTCAAACTGGCTACTCTATGCAAATGGAGCGTGCAAAGCGTCAAGGTATTGCTATCAACCTCCAGTTGGAGCTAGCTTTCCTCGGAGACTACGCTTCACTCACTACTTTTGACAACACAAGTATTGGAGGTGGTGCTGGTAACATTGTCGTAACTGCTGCAAACATTGATGACGTTGTTCGTAACATCAAGCGAGCTATCTACGCTGCGAACGGTGGAAATGATTATGCACAGTTTGGAGGATTCATCATCTGGGACCCAAAGCGATTTGAAATTCTAGAAGCATTTGCTCAGGCTAACGGATTCCAGACTCAAGACCTCGCTCTCAGAGGAGGAGCTAATCAGGGTGGTTTTGAATACATGGGATTCACTCACTATGTATCTAACTCAACCACTTTGGTTACTACAACTCGTCACCTTATCGCAGGAGTAAAGCAGAAGTACCACCTTGGTATTCTCAATACTACTTACGGTCAGATTGTGGTTGATGAGTTCGACCCTAACCGACAGTCAGGTATCGGTATTATCTCTCGTGTGGACTACAAGGGTAAGGCATGGACTAACATCAAGCCAATGCTCTTTGATGTAGTTATCACTGACTAATATCAACTCTACTCACATTTATTGTGGGTTGGGGCGAGGTTATAAGATTATATTCGTCACAGCGTATAACCCTTGTAACCTCACTTCAACCAAATAATACATGGCACTACCATTTTCAGATACAACAACAAGAACAGGCATAGTACAGCTTATTGAAGACCGTACTAACACTCAGTCAACTGCTTCTACTTCTTATGCTCTAGCTACTAAGACTCGTGATATTAACCTTGCTTTTGCAAAGTACATGAGTATTGCAGTTGCAGCATCAGGAAGATGGCAAGTAGATGATACTACTCAGACTGACTACCCTATTACCGAAGCTGACCTCATTTCAGGGCAACAGGACTATGCTTTCACTCTAGATGGCTCTACCCCTACTAACTATGTATTGGACATCCACAGAGTAGAAATGCTTGATTCAGCAGGTAACTGGGTGCTACTTAGACCACTAGATATGAAAGATGTATCAGTGGCTCTTGGTGCTTTCCAACCAAATAACGGTACTCCTGCTTTCTATGACAAGACTAGTAATGCTATTTTCTTATATCCTGCTCCAAACTATAACTGGAGACTAGCTAATGAGGGTCGCTCTGGACTTCGTTTCTACTTCTCTAGAACTCCTGTATATTTCACTACAGCAGACACAACAAAAGTGCCAGGTATTCCTGATATGTTTCATGAGTATCTAGCTATCAGACCTAGCTACTTCTACTGTCTTTCTAAAGGACTTACTGAGAAAGCTAGACAGTACAAAGCAGAAATGCTTGAGATGGAGTCTGCTATCAAAGCTTATTATGGTACACGCCAGCGTGATGAAGACCCAGCTCTTACTGTAGACAACTCACGATGGGTTGACCGAAGAGGAGTCGGACTTCAGGGTAACGGTAATGGTCGTGGAATGGTAGACTGGAGATAATATATGACTATCGTAAACGTACCAAAAGCAGGAGGAAGCCAACTAGCTACAGAGTCTCTCAACTCTCTGGTAATTGAAACTGGCAATACTTACTTAGTAACAGAGCAATCCGTTACTGATGTAGTATTTACTAACAAAACTAAGCATGTAATATCATAAACGTATGTCACTTATCAAAATCTCAGCACTAACTTCATACACACCACTCTTAGACGCAGATGTATTGCCTGTAGTAGATACAGCTAACGCTACTACTAAGAAAATTACTTGGGCTAACTTCAAACTCAGTATTAAGACATATACAGACACTCTTTACCTTACAACAAGCAGCTCTGGGGTACTCACTAACAAGTCATTATCTGACTCTACAACTTTCATTGTAGATGTTGCTGATAACACTAAGAGACTACAGTTTGATGTAGCTGGTACAACAGCAGTAACAGGTGTTCTTGCTTTTGCTTTTACAACAGCAAAGACAATTACATTCCAAGATGTAACTGATACTGTAGTTATGCGTACCACAACTGATACGCTTACTAACAAGACTCTCACTACTCCAACTATTACTAAGCCAGTAATGAGTGCTACAAACCCTACGGCTCAGAGTTATTCTCCAGGAGCAGGAGGGACAGCAACGCTAGACCTTTCTCTTAGTAATCAGCACGATATTACAATGCCAGCAGGTAACATTACGATTGCTCTATCTAACGATACAAACAATCAGATGTTCACTATTTCTATTACACAAGATGGTACTGGTTCTCGTACCGTTACATGGTTCTCTACTATAAGATGGGCTACTGGTGCAGTGCCTACTCTTACAACTACAGCAAGTAAGCGAGATATGTTTATATTCAAACGTACTGGGTCGGGTACATACGATGGATTTGTTGTAGGTCAGGCAATCTAATAACTATGGCAACACTACAAGCTCTTATAGTCGCAGGAGGTGGTTCTGGTGCTGCAAACAATGGAGATTCTCTCCACTCTGGAGGAGGTGGTGCTGGAGGTTACATCTTTGACCCTGCTGTAGTAGTAGCTACAGGGACTTACCCAATCACTGTTGGTACTGGAGGTGCGGCAGGTGGAGCATCTGCTGGTAATGCTGGTACAGACTCAACTGGATTTGGATATACAGCCAAAGGTGGAGGATATGGAGCAGGAGGACAAGGAGGTGCTGTTGGAGGTAATGGAGGGTCTGGAGGAGGTGGAGCAGGATTCAACGCTGGTACAGGAGGCCTTGGGGGGTCATCTATTGGTACTCCAACTCAAGGTAACGCTGGAGGACAAGGAGAATCTTTTGGCTTCTCAAAGGCAGGAGGTGGAGGAGGGTCTGGTGGAGCTGGAGGAGGAGCTGGAGGTGGTGGAGGAGCAGGAACTTCAAACTCAATATCTGGTTCTGCTGTAACTTACTCAGTTGGGGGTGGTTCTGTTGTTGCAGGCGGCTCTTCTGCTACTCCTGGCTCTGGTTCTGCTGGAGCAAACGCACCGTCAAGTGCAGCAGGACAAAATGGTATTGTTATTGTTACCTACGTTACTGGAGCTGAAATTAGTGCTACTGGGGGTACTGTTACAACTAATGGTATCTATACAGTTCACACATTTACAAGTAACGGCAACTTGGTTGTTACTCTTTTACCTAAAGGCTCATCTATGTTAATGATGTTAATATAATAATTATGGCTACAGTACTCATTAACAATTTCAATGGAGGGCAAGCTGAGGACTACCGAACATTCTCGACTAACCAACAGACTACAAGTACAAACTTTGACTGTCTTACTGACCCTCACTTCCTGTCTCCTTACCGAGACCAGTTACTTGAAAGTACAACATCAGGTACTATTACTGACTATGCTATTACAGATATAGATGCTATCCCTTTTGCTGGAGCTAACACTCTTGTTGCTCTTGGTCGTGAAAGCTCAGTAAGCTCTAAGCCACAATTCTTCGTTAAGAATAGTTCTACTGATATGTCTGCTGGGTGGTTAGCTAAGGCTGTAGGGCTAAACTCTGTAGTACAAGGCTCTCTCGTAGTCTATAAAGACTTTGCATACTGTCTAGGAGATACAGGTGCAGCTATTAACTTACAAAGATATGACTCTAACGTAACTGTAACAACTATTGGTACTTCTGGGGGTTATGGCTCTCCTGTAGGTAGACCGTTCGTACACCCTGAAGATAACGTACTGTACTATGGGGCTGGTAATATAGTATCTAAGTATGACGGTACAACTCATACACCAACTGCTCTAACACTTCCAAATAACAAAGTTATCGTGTCTATCTGTAACTATGGAAGCTATTTAGCTATTGCTTGTAGACCTAAAAATGGACTAGGAAGCTCTACTTGTTATCTCTGGGGGCGTGATACTACTCTTAACACGCTACAAGGCTCTCTAGACCTTGGGCCAACACAGATTAACTTTGCAGAAAACATTGGAAATGTCTTGTACTTCGTTTCTTCTCTTAACACTGTTGGAGCATATAACACAGTTTACGATAACAGACTTATTATCAAGGGGTATGTAGGTGGAGCTGTTACAACTATAAAAACATATATTCTTTCCTCTTCTCTAGGTACTGCCCTCAACATTATTCACGCTAAGAGAAATGACAAAATCTATTTCGGCTTCAGTAATGATACTGCTATGTATGTGTTCGGTAAGAACAAAGAGGGTGACTACTTTATGAATCACGACAGAGGATTCCCAACTACAATGACAACCCTCTATGGTATCTCACTCGTTGGAGATGCTCTCTTTACTTCTTATGGTACTGCTTCTACACAATTTTTCTTGAATCGCTCTCAATCCAACCTTGAGGGGACAGTGCTATACACATATACAAGTTCTTATACCACTACTATTAACCCAAATATGGCTTTGGAAGACAGGTATAGAAATAAGCAACTAGAAGCTATTGGACTTTCTTGGACAGGAACAACTACAGGGAGTATTACTCTTAAAGTAGTTGTGGACGGTGGCTCTTCTATAACTTTACTAACTAGTTCAGGATTATCAGGAGAACAATATATGGATGCTACTGTAGATAGTACTGGAGTTGCTATTCCTACTGGGTTTGAATATACATTCACTGTAGAAAGTACTGGAAACCAGAAAGTGAAAGAGATTCGATACAGGTATACAACCCTAGACACTATGTTTACTAATGACCCTCAACAATAACTATGACCCCAGAAGAAAAAAGACAATTCAATAAGATGGCTAGTGACCTCAAGGATGCAATTAGTGAGCTTAATGACGTACAAGACCAATACAAAGCTCTCTCTGACCTATACTACCGAGACAACTTTATTGATAAGTATGTATGGCAAAAAGATACATATATTACAGGTAAGTTAGGGGTTGGAGGGGCTACACCAGTAGCTAGACAAGCTAGTATCCCTCCTCCTGTTGGTGGTATTACTCAAGACTCACAGGCAAGAGCAGCGATAGACGCTATCAGACAAGTACTTATTAACTATGGCTTTATTGCTCCATAATCACTTGGCATTATTATATAAACTTGTAAACTAGAAACATATGGCAGACACTATCAACAATAACCAAGGGACTTTCAATACAATCTCTTCTCAAACACTAACTCCTCAGCCAAAGCTAGTAGTCCCTCCTACTAAACCTGATACAACACCATATCAGTCTCTTATTGATGGTGCTCTTACCTCTCTCCCAGATGTAACTAAGAGTCTAGATGCTAACCAGAAAAGTGCAGACTCAGCTCTTTCTAAGATAGCTCTTAACTCTAATGAGCTACTTAACAAAGAACAGTACTCTCAAGACCAACAAGACTTACAGGGAGTGAAAGCAAGACAGACTGAGCTTGATAACTTCAATGCTCAGTTTAACGACCTTGGAGCGCAGATTAAGGGGTTATCTAGGGCTTCACAAGCAGTACCACTACAAGTACAAGAGAATAACCTTGGTACAGGAGCAACTGACGCTGGCGTGGCTCCACAAGAGACTGGGATGTTAAGACAGAACGCTATCAAAGCACTCACATTAGCTTCTCAGGCTGATGTTCTTGGTGCTCAGATAACAAATACTGAATCTAGACTACAAAGAGCTAAGGACAATGCTCAGTTAGCTGTAGACCTCAAGTTCAAGCCACTAGAGCAACAGAATGCACTACTCAAGGACATGCTAGACCTTAACAAGAAGTACATCACTGACCCTCTAGAGAAAAAGAAGACAGAAGCTACAAGTATTGCTCTAACAGAACGCTCTAGACTCTTAGCTGAACAGAAAGCTGATGAAAAAGCTAATACTGATTTGATGATTAACGCTAACTCACAAATGGCTCCTGCTAGTGTTATAGCTAAAGCAAAAGCTATGATAGCTAAGGGAGCAAAGCCAATGGATGTAGCTAATGTTCTTGGGGTATATGCAGGTGACTATATTGGCAATCAGGTTAAGCTCAAAGACATGAAAATCAAAGACCTTGAGTATGCTATCAAAAACAATGAGTTCAATCTCTCTAAGGCTATGCCTGTTGGTCAGAATGCAGATGGTACTGTAGTGAAAGGCTCTGGAGTAAGTTCTATAGACCGTAATAGTAATACTGTAGAACAACTTATCCGAAAGAATGCTAAGACTATTCCTGATACAGCACAGAATCAAATTGGTACAGCTATTCAGGTAGTAAAGAGTATAGAAGAGTTTGCTAAGAAAAACCCAGATGGGACTTTTGAGGGTATCTACCCAACAGCAGGTTTTGTACAGACTATTACACCTACAAAGTTACGAAGCACAAAGTCTCTTGAGAATGACACACCACTAGGAGCTATCAACCTCAAAGTACAGCAATGGGCTTCTGGTGCTGCACTTACTAAAGAACAGACTGACCTTGTATATGGGATGGTACCAGTTAAGGGAGATACTGATGATGTTGTACGAGCTAAGATGAAGTCTCTTACAAATTACATGAACAAAGACGTTGAAGCCAGACTCTCTTCTGCTGGGGTTAAATATAGAGCTGAAGAGAGTGACTTATATGATAACTCTGTAGCTGCAAAGACTAAGAACGCTCTTGGTACAGGCTATTCTCCTACTGAGGTAGTGAACTCATGGGCACAAGACCCTGTAATGGGACCAAAGATTCAGCAAGCTAAGGATGCTAAGTGGTCTGATGAGCAAATAGCTACCTATCTACAGACACTTACAGACCAACCTCAAGACCAGTCAGTAAGTAGAGACCAGCAAATTATACAATCAAGACCTTTTGGTGGATAATATAACTATGAATAACGACTTAACCAAACCAGCAGTAGATACAAACGCACTATCAGGCTCAAAACCATCTCTTGAGAGTATTTTTGGTACTCAAGCACCGTCAGCTAATAGACCACCTCTCGATAGTATTCTAGGGATTAAGAAAACAGCCCCAGTTGCAGATACTTCGGTACCACTACCAGTAGAAGAGATAACTCAGAAAGCTAAAGAGACTCTAGTTGACCCTTTTGTAGACAGAATCAGTAAGATTGACTATGCAAACCAGAACTTTATGAGTAATGGTCTACAAACAACTGCTGGTGTAGTCGGTGGTGGTTTTGACGTACTTCTTAATGGACTCAAGGGGGCATATGAAGCTGTTACACCAGAGAATATTCAGGCTGATGTGAAATCTAAGATACAACAAGGAATTGCTGTTGTGGCAGATGCTATTGACCCTGAAGTTGTAAAGAGTATTCAAGCTATGGCTGAAGCTCATCCTGAGATTGCAGGCGACTTAGACGCTATCTTAACTATCGGACTTCCTAAAGGACTTGGTGACGCTTCTAAGATGCTAGAAAAGGCTGTTAGAGCTACAGAAGCTTTCAAAACTAGTAAGGCAGTTGGGGGTGAGGTGCTAGATGCTACTGGTAAGGCTATTACTGACACAGCAAAGGCTACAGCAGACGCTCTTGTAGTTAATCCAGCCAGAGCTACTAGAGACTTCACTGTTGGTCTCAAAGACAAGGCAGTTAGCAAGGCTAAGAACATGGTCAGCCCAGCAGATAAGATAGCTGAGGTTGCTTCTTCTCCTGAAGTACATCCTTTCGTAGCTCAAAGTCCTGAACATGCCAAGCTAGTAACTGATGCTGTTAAGCAAGGATATGAGCCAAATGATATTAAGTTCTTGTCTACCATCTCAGAAGCAGACAAGCCGGCTCTTCAAGAAATGATGAAACTAGCTGAAGAGGGGGCTACAGATAAGAGAAAGCTTGCTCTAGGAAAGAGACCTATGGATGTTGTGGGCGACTCTACACTCGCTCCTCTTAAGGAGATTCAGAAGATTAACAGAACAGCTGGTGAAGCAGTTGATTCTACAGCTCGTGCTCTTACTGGTACAAAGGTGGACACGTCTACTCTTAGTGAGAAAGCTCTACAGCTTCTTTCTGATAATGGTATTACTATTACAATGAAACCAAATGGACAGAACACGCTTAACTTCTCAAAGTCTATATTCAAAAAGACACCTGCTGTTACAAAGGTTATTCAGAACGCTCTATCTGATATGCCTAACCTAACATCTGATGCTTATGACTTACACAAGTTCAAGAAGTCTCTAGATGAGGTTGTTGAGTATGGTACTGGAGGAGAGGGACTCAAAGGCAAGTCTCAAAGTATTCTTAAGCAAATCAGAGCATTAACAGATGACACTCTTGATAGTAACTTTGCTGACTATAACAAGGCTAATACAGACTTCAGAAAGACTAGAGACTTACTCGATACAGCACATGATACTTTTGGAAACAAGCTAGACTTTCTTTCAACTCAAGCTAACAAAGAAGTTGGGGGCAAGATGCGTGCTCTATTCTCTGAAAGAAGCACTATGAGACCTAAGCTGTTCAACTTCCTCTCTGAAGTACAGAACACAGCCAAAGAATATGGAGTGAAGATGGATGTTAACCCAGCAGACCAAGCTCTCTATGCTCAGTTACTTGAAGATGTATATGGCACTCCTGCTATTACTGGCTTCAAGAGTCAGGTTGGTAAAGGTGTAGAAGATGCTGTTGATGCTATCACCAACACTAAAGGGTTTGTACTCAAGAAAGGTCTAGAAATGATAGACAAGATGTCAGGCTCTTCTATCGAGGAAAAGAAGAGAGTGCTCAAAGACTTTATCAAAAGTCAGGGGGCATCTTTTAATAAGGCAACTGTGTCTGAAACAGTCTCAAAAGCAGAAGAGTATGTATACCATACTACTTCACCTAAAAACCTAGAATCAATTATGCAAAAAGGACTTATTCCAAAGACAGGGCAATATGGTAAGGCTGTATACTTTGCTCCTACAATGGAAAAGACAGGGGGGTATGGCTCTCCAGAGGGGTTAATGATTAGAGCCAAAAAAGATGCTCTACCTGCTGACTTTCAAGAGTTCTCAGGAGAACAAGGGTGGACTTCATCTAAAGTTGACTCTAGTGGTCTTGAATACTCTAAAGATGGAGGAAAGACTTGGCAGAAAATGAAAAAATAACTATGACAAACATCTTCCAAAGACTAACACAGAAACTAGCTCTACATAAGAAAGATATAGGGCTAGTTCAGGCTGATAACCAGTTAGAGATGATTGACTCTTTAAGAGCGATTGAAAAGAATACAGCAGAAAAACCAGAAGCACCTGAGCCTGTAGTCGTAGACTTCTCAGAAGTAATAGCCAAACTTGATACTCTTACTGAAGAAGTAAAAAAAAAAGAAGAATCAGAGTACGATATACAGATTGATACTGAAACCCAAGCAAGACTAACAGGAGAAAAAGGTGAGAAAGGAGAAAAGGGCGATAGAGGTGAAAAAGGAGACAAAGGGGATACTCCTAGCCTAGAAGAACTAACAGCCCTCCTTGAGTCAATTTTGCCCTCTGGTGAGACTTCAGAAGTCATCTCAGAGACAGCAGAACAGCTCAGAGATAAGCTAGAAACTCTAGAGGGGGATGAAAGGCTAGATATAAGCTTCATCAAAGGTCTAGATGAGGTTAAGAAGCAGATGCTCACAGAGTTCTTGGGTTTTATCCCCTCACGCTCAGGTGGAGGAGTAACTCAAATCAAGTCTAGTGACGGCTCTGTCTCAGTTACTTCCTCTATGGCTAAGGGTAAAGGTGTAGCAGATGTTAGAGCTTTAGGAGGTAATAACAATATTAGTACTACCTATACTTACAATGCTGATGGTACTGTAAATGTAGTCACTACTGCTTCTGGAACTAAGACATACAACTATACTTCTGGCTTATTAACCAGTATCACTGGGACTGGTATATACAAAAACAAAACATTTACGT